TTCTAAAACCAAGCTCTGTCACACAAACATTAGATGTTACATTAGAGGAGCTAAGAACAACTTTAAATTTAAAGCCTCTAGCATTTAGCATTGTTGTTGCAAATTCCTGGAAAGCAGTAAATGTAGCTGATCCACTACTAGGATCATCATTAGTTGTACTGACAAAAATCTTTGCATCAATATCTGTAACTGCTGCACCTGTTGAGACATTAAACCCAGTAAAAGCTAATCTTCTTTCTAATAAAACATTGTAAACATCTTCTAAATCAAGCACATTTGCAAATTCATATGTTCCAGTAGATAATACATTATTTGGAAAGTCCCAACTTGCAAGGGCATCAACATCAGAAACAGAATCCCATAAAATATTTCCTTTTAATACAATTCCAGTTAAAGGTGTTCCATAATTAGGTGGACTGTATTTTTCTACATCTATAAAAGTACCTTGAAATGTTGGACTGTCAGTATCTTCTTTTCTATCAATAATTAGAACTTGGCTGGTGTAGTGCTTTGTACTCCAAGAATATTTTCAAATACTGCAAAATATTTACCTGTAATAGCTGACACGTTTGCACTCGTGGCACTACCAGCAACAGATGTCAGTGAAGCTGCTGTTGCAAAAGTAGCATTTGTATTAACGCTATGCCTTATTACAACTTTTCCTCCTGTGAGAACATCTCGACTTGTAGAAGCAGTCCAGTTTAAAACAGCTTGTGTTGCACTTATTTGGTTAGCAGTAAGACTTTGAACATCATCAGGAGGTGTTGTTTTTGTACTTAGAGTATGTGTTTCTGAATATGTTGCACTTCTTCCACCTAAAAAATTAAAAGCTGTAACACGAACTTCTAATGTTCCAGCCCTTAAACTTTTTAAAACAGTATTTGGGGAAACAGTTGTAATTTGTTGGAAATTATCATTGTCAATTTTAAAATCAACAAAATATTGTACAGTTCGCAGTCCATTATGTACCCAACTTATATCACATCCGATGAGAATACTTGCACCAGATGTATAATAAAAAGTACTAAATGCTATATCAGTAACAGCATCAGGCGCACCTCCTATTGGATTTGGTATTGGGGGTGTGCATATAGGAGAATCAGCCCTGTTGTATATTGACTCATCATATTGAATTGCAGTAACTGAATGAGTTCTATCTTCCTCTTCTGTCACACGAAGTATTCTAAATTTTTCTAATGCGATGTTATCTGTATCAATACCATAAAATCCATTTATTTTTGGTACTTGAGAAAAGTTAGCACTTACAGTAAATTTTTTTCTTGTTGTATCCTCACCACCAGAAGCAGTCGTTGGTGATGAAATAGCAGAAACAGTTTTTTGTTCCAACAATCCATTTGCTAACACAACAGATATTTTAGGGTTTTGTCCTAAAGTTATAGTTCCAATATCTTCTGTGCTATCTACAGTTATAGAATTTATTGTTGCTGCATGAATACGACCACCTCTACGGGAAACAGTCTTAAGTGGGTCTGCAATAGAAACAACCATACTAGGAATTAAAATTAATCCACTATCAGGTGCTACAGAAAAACTTACTGTTTGTGTCAAATATCTTTCAGTCTCTAATATCCATCTGCCTAATCTCTGTGCCTGCCCTTGTGAATAACAACCAAGACTTCTAATCTCTTTATGATTCACACCGTAAACTCTTACCGCATCAGCATCTTCTACTCTTTCAAATTGCACTTCACCTAACATATCGTAATTTTGATACGCTACAGTGACACAAGTATGTCTTGATTTTAAAGATGTACCATTATATTCAAAAATTCCATCAATTACATTAGAAGGTGATAAAACATAAGTGCTATCTGTTGGTTTGTCCTGTTTTACTACAAAACTACCAGATGAAAAGAAAGCTAATCCACGAAAAACATTAACAAGTTCTTTTATTACAGTGTATATTTCTTTGCGTGTATTAAGAACTACATTAAGTGAAAAGCGTGGCTCTTGACCTCCTTTACCGTCACTAACTAATTCATTACAATATTTTGAAATTTCAAAAAAATCAAAAACATCTAAATTTGCTAAATCAATTCCACATCCATATCTGTTATTTCGTAAAAGATCTAGAAGTACCCACGCAGGGTCATTTGTCCAAAAAG